CTTTAACGAAATAAGGTAATATATGTCAGACGTAATCGCAAATGCGACCGCCACTGAGCAAACTGGTGTGAATCCTGTAGATGCTATCGCAGGGATGATTGCCGCCAACAGGCGTAACACTCCCCCAACCGAAGCAGTTACACCACCAGCAGGACAAGAAGAGGTGAAAACCGAATCCCCTGAGGCGAGTCCTGAAGAAGGAATCGAACCTGAAGATGGTATTGACGGGACTACAGAAACTGTAGATTCACAAGATACGGAAGAGGCCACCGATGGTGTAACCGAACCAGTTAACTTCTTGGAGTTTGCAGAGCAGAATCCTGACATGATGTGGAGAATTCCCAATAAGGATGCCGAAGGTGGCTTTATTGAGATTCCTGTATCTAAGGCAGCTGCTATTTTGGGTCAAGGAAGTGCTATCCATGAAAATGCTCGTAAGCTTAAAGCCGAAAAAGCAGAATTTGAAGAGTACGAAAGTAAGCGCAGAGCTGAACTAGATGGTTTGCAGATAGGGTTGGAGTTAACTGTTGTTCCTCAGTTGCAAGCAGCAGCTGATGAATTGGTGAAAATCCAAGGTTACAACCAACAATGGAAGCAAATCTATGACAACGCCACAGATGAGGTTCGTAGAAGTGAAGCGGAAGCTGCAATTCGACAAAACAACGAACTGATTCAGGAAAAGTCTGAGTTCATCAAAGCGAATCGACCAAAAGTTGAGCAGTTTATTGAACACCGATCTAATCTGGTAAAACAGCAATTAGAACAAGCTCGTCAGAGTTTCAGTGACAAGGAACTGGCCAACAAAGCTAATTTTTCCGAACTTCGTGAGAAATTGGCTAAAGATTGGAAGGGTGCAAATACTACTATTGTCCCTGGTGTGCCAAATATTGATTTGGTTTCTAGTGACGAGTTTATTTTGGGATTGATTCGGGACGGAATGAAGTTCCGTGAAGGTCCTAAAGTAAAGAATGCAGGAGGTTCATTGGCAGCAGCTAGTAAACCGATGGCTCGTGGTAAAACCGCCCCAGAAGATAAGACAGTCGAACTTCAAAGGAAAGCGCAAACAGGTGATAAGAATGCGGCTCGTGACCTTTTAGCAACCATGCTTGCAGCTAATAAACGCAAGCGTTAATTCAGGAGAATTACTATGGCAACGATTACAAGTACATCGCTCGGTAACGGCAATGGCGCATATGCTACCGACATCGTGGTTAAAGACCTCGACATGACAGTCTCTAACTATGTTAAAGACCGCACCCCTCTGACCAACATGGCCATGAGCAAGAAGCGCAAGATCAATTCGACTTTGCACATCTGGCCAAATGACTATTTCCGCACTCCCGCTTTGAACGCCAAGTTGGAAGGCGCTGCCGTTGATGCAACAGCTGCTGCTTCTAACACACGTTCTAACTTGGGCAACTACACACAGATTTTCACAACTGTGATTGGTGCTACAGGTACAGCTCGTGCCGTGGAACAAGCTGGTGGCGACCCACAAGCATATCAAGAAGTCAAGCAATTGACTGAGATCATGTTTGACGTTGAGTTGCAGATGGTTCGTGCTGATGGTGCTTCTATCAAGTACTCTGGCCAAGCCGCTACTCAAGGCGCTTCCCCCAACAATGGCCGCCGTTTCGGTTCTTTGTACTCTTTTGCTGGCACACGTTCAGGCAACCCAACTTCTGGTACTGCCGTTCTGAACTTGGCCGCATCTGACAGCAACGACACAACTTCTGCCACATCTACCAACACTCCTTTCAATGGCGTGTTGAGCAATGCTGGTTTGGGTTACTTCAGCTTCTCTTCTGGTCAAACTCTGCAAGCTTTCAGCCCCGTGCTGTACAAGCAGTTGGTGACTGTTGCTGAACAACGCTTCAATGCCAAGATTACCAACATGGTAGTCCCAACATCACTGCGTACCACCATCTCTGACAACATTCCTCAGAGCCGTTCTATCAACCGCTTTAACCCTGCTGACAAGGGTGACACGATTGGTACATACGAAGGTGACTTCAACTACACCTACCAGATCGATGACTCATGGGTCATGGACCAGACTGGTGCAGACAACACTTCTATCTTGTTCTTGAACCCTGACGTTGTTCAGTGGGGTTCTTTGCGTGAACTCGGTCCTAACAACGAAGTGTTCTCTAACGCTGATGCCTCTTTGGATCAATATATTATGGAGGGAACTCTTATCGTCCGCAATCCCGCAGGCGTAGCAGTTCTTGCCGGTATGACCACTGGAGCAGTAGTAACTACGCCACGCGCAAGCACTCAAGTGCAGCGTTATTTGGCATAAACCAATATATGTTAAAATCCAAGGAAGAAATAAAACGCTTCCTTGGAGGACAACATGGATGGTTTACCAAAAACACGAGAGCAAGCCCGTCAGGAAAGTTCAAAAGCTTACTTTACGGGTTTGCCTTGTAAACATGGGCATATAGCAAAGCGATGGACTGCTACTGGAAATTGCTCAACTTGCCAAAGAGAAAGAACTAATAATTGGCAAATAAACAATCCAGAAAAGCATTTGGCATATATAAATTCTGACGCAAGAAAAAAAAGTTCAAATGAAAGCGTTAAAAGATACTATGCTAGAAACAAAGAATATTACGCAAATAAAAACGCCAAACGTAGAGTTGAAAAATTAAAAGCAACTACAGTTTGGGGTCAAGAAGGTGTTGAAGATTTTTACAAAAAAGCTAAAGAATTAGAACAAATGAACCCTACAGTGAAATTTCACGTTGACCACATTGTTCCTTTAGTAGGCAAAAATGTGTGCGGGTTACATAATCGCTTTAATCTTCAAGTCTTAACTGAATTGCAAAACAAACGCAAGGGCAAAGCATGGAATTGAACCTTAACAATGAAGAAGCCAAAGTCAATGAAGACTACTACACAGGTGGTATTCTGGCTGGCGGTTTGGAAGGTGCGTTAATCAAAAACGACCAGATGTTCAACGAAGTTAAATCGGGAACATGGTCGCAAACCTTTAACACACCCAACATTAACTACAAAGTTGGGGCTATTGATGGTGAGCGTTATGTTCAATATGAGCAAAAAAACGTAGAAGCCGTCCGAGAGTATTGCAAAGGTCGCAGAGAGTTCTACAAAATGATTGGCACAACAGATAATCCCCTGTTTGCTGGTACTTTTGAGGCTATGAACCTGCCAAAGTGCTTTGCCCACGAGATTAGCTCAAAGTGGTTTAACAATAGGCCTTGGGAATTGATCAAAATGGACAAAAAAGACAAGATTCTTTTTTATGCCATTGTGAACCAATATTACAGCGATTTTGTTTGCCACCCTAGCGGAAAAATTCCACTCCCCTATAATCCAATAGTACCGACAAAATAAGGATGTCTTATGGCTCTTTTCATCCAATCCGGCAATGCTCTAGTTAGCCGAGTAGCACAATGGGTAGGAGCCATTCCATCCTCTATTGGCATTAACGCCACTGCATTTAATTCCTCGACTGGTGTAATTACAACCTCTGCTTCTGCAGTAGGCACTGTTTTTGTTGGCGATTTCATTGGCCCAAGCGTGATGGGCGCATACACAACTGTTTTGGCAGTTACTAGCACCAGCATTACAGTAAGTGACCCTGATAGTTCTTGGCAAAACCAGACTTTTCCCTTGGCAATCCTTAAATTGCCAACACAATCTACTGTAGAAATCCTGTCTTGCATCCAATTGTGCGAATTAAAAATGCGTACTATTGAGTTGCCAGCTTTGCGTACAGACCCTTATGGTGATACACCTACAGTTTTGATTACTGATGCCCAAGGCATGGCTGATATTCCCCATGATATGAACAAACCTATTTTGTTCTTTCAGGAAACGCCTAATAGTTCTGTCCCACCAGGCACTCCTGCTGCTTCAATGGGTCCTTGGATCATTTATGACCGAGTTGGTGACCGAGAAATCATTCGCAGACGCATGATTGACCAACTGTATGTGCGTCCTTTTGGCGTTCCTCGTGTGATTCGGGCTTCATTCTCTGAAGTTGGTCAGCGTTATGTGTTTACGCCAAACCCTGGTGAAAACGTCAACATTAAAGCGTATTACCAACGCACATTCCCATTCTTGTTTAGCCCAACAGGTGATACGTTAGACCCAATTGTTCAAAACAATGCGTGTTTGGCATCCTTTCCTGAAGGTTATATGTATGGCACATTGTGGGCATACTATGATAAAAACAAAAACAATGAAGAAGCTCAAAAATGGATTGCTCGTTATGAGGATTCTTATGGTTTGATTGAAGATCAGAACTTCAAAGGCAAGTGGCTCGGTGGAGACCAACACCTTACTTCTGAATTTCAACCACGCAACTACCGCTATTCGTTCAAGTGATCTAAGGAAAAAACATGGCTACAGGTGGTCTCTACGGAAATGCTTCCGAATCAGTTGGACTGTATGGCAACACCACTAACTTTGGTGGTACTTATTTTGAATGGTTTATTTTCCAAGAGTCTGCAACTCAACCTGCAACGCCAACAGGAGGCTCATGGGACTTTTTAACCAATATTGGAGTGCCACCCACAGGTTGGTCTAGTACGCCTCCTGTAAGCCCTACAAACACTGTTTGGGCATCTATTGCGATTGTTAACTCTCGCTCCAACACTGCTTTTGTTTGGTCTACTCCTGCATCATGGATTAAACCTGGTGCGCCTGGTACTGCCGCTACTGTAAATGCAGGTACAACTACTACTGGCGCTCCTGGCACATCTGCATCGGTTACTAACTCAGGCACAACAAGCGCAGCAGTATTTAACTTTGTAATCCCACGAGGCGATACTGGCGCAACTGGCCCCGCAGGTACGCCTGGCACTCCTGGTGCGGCAGCTACTGTTACTACTGGCACGACAACAACTGGTGCGGCAGGAACTTCTGCTTCTGTCACCAATTCTGGTACAACATCAGCGGCAGTTTTAAACTTTACGATTCCTCGTGGCGACACTGGCGCGACAGGACCTGCTGGTTCTGCTGCAACTATTGCGGCTGGAACAACAACAACTTTATCACCTGGTTCTTCTGCCACAGTAACAAATGCTGGTACATCAAGCGCAGCAGTATTTAACTTTGGTATTCCACAAGGAACAGCAGGAGCAGCGGCCACTATTGCTGCAGGTACAACAACCACGCTTTCTGCAGGTTCTTCAGCAACAGTAACTAATTCTGGAACTTCCAGTGCTGCAGTATTTAATTTTGGCATTCCACAAGGAGCCACAGGCGCGACTGGAGCCACAGGCGCACAAGGCGTTCCTGGCATTAATTGGCTAGGCACTTGGAGTAGCTCAACTGCATACGCAATTCGTGATGCTGTAACGTATAACGGAACTTCTTATTACGCTATTGCCGCCAACACTAACCAAGCTCCTCCAAATGCAACATATTGGAATGTATTGGCACAAAAAGGTGCTGATGGTACTGGTGCTGTAAGTTCTGTTGGATTGTCTGCTCCTGCATTGTTTACTGTGAGCGGAAGTCCTGTTACTTCTAGTGGCACATTGGCTTTGTCTTACAGTGGAAGCGCATTGCCTATTGCTAATGGCGGTACAAATGCAACTACTGCGGCTGGAGCTTTGACATCTTTGGGTGCGCTTGGCAGTGCTACTTCTTCTGATGGAAGTATTGTTGTTAATCAAGTTGGTACAAACATTGATTTAACTGTGTCTGCTGCGTCCCCTGCTTCTACATTGTTAACTCAAGTGCGAAATACAACTGGTGCAACTTTGACAAAAGGCACGGTTGTTTACATTTCTGGCGCAACAGGTCAAATTGCAACAGTATCTAAAGCGCTTGCGACAAGTGATGCCACATCTGCTCAAACATTGGGCATGATGACTGCTGACTTGGCAAACAATTCAAATGGTTATGTCACTGTTATTGGTTTAATTGAAAACATTGACACATCTGCTTATACAGATGGACAACAACTATATTTGAGCGGGACAACAGCAGGTACTGTTACAAATGTAAAACCTTATGCACCAATCCATTTGGTTTATGTTGCGGTGGTTGAGTATGCTCACCCAACACAAGGCAAATTGTTTGTCAAAGTTCAAAATGGATATGAACTTGATGAATTGCATAATGTATCTGCACAAACTCCTACAAATGGTCAAACCATTGTGTACAACAGTGCAACTGGTTTGTGGACACAAAATACTGTTTCATTGACTGCGGGTGTAAATGGAACTCTTTCTGTGGCTAATGGCGGTACAGGAGTAACAACAAGTACTGGCTCTGGATCGGTTGTGTTGTCAACATCACCAACACTTGTAACTCCTGCTCTTGGAACTCCTGCATCAGGTAATTTCAGTACAGGTTCATTTACTTGGCCAACATTTAACCAAAACACAACAGGAACAGCTGCAAACGTAACTGGAACTGTGGCTATTGCTAATGGTGGTACAGGGCAAACTACGCAAGCTGCGGCCATTACTGCTTTAACTGGAACGCAAACAAATGCTTATTATTTGCGTTCAAACGGCACAAACGCCACATTGTCTGCTCTTTCTGCGGCTGATCTTACAGGAACAGTAGCGGTTGCAACAGGTGGTACAGGATTAACTACAGCGCCTACCAATGGTCAAGTTCTTATTGGAAACGGTTCTGGTTATACACTTTCTGGATTAACTGCGGGATCAGGCATTAGTGTTACCAATGCTTCTGGTTCAATTACGATTGCCAACACACAAACGCCAGGCGCATCTACTTCTGCAGCCAATACTTGGACTGCTACTCAAACATTTAGCGGTTCTACAAGCACTTTTGGCACATCATTACTTGACTCTAATGAGATTGTTAACGTAGTTGCTGCCGCTCCATCAGCCACCACAAATTTTTATGTTCAGTCTGGTGCTGTTCAGTATTACACAAGCAATGCGGCTAACAACTGGACGCTAAACATTGCTTTTAGTTCTGGCACAAGCATGAATACTGCTTTGGCTACTGGTCAGTCTGTAACCTTTACTTTGGTGACAACTCAGGGTTCTACGGCTTACTACAACAACGCTGTGACGATTGATGGCACATCGGTTACGCCTAAATGGATTGGTGGCGCACCAACAGCGGGTAATGCTTCTGGACTTGATGTTTACCGATATGCCGTGATTAAAACGGCAAGTGCTACTTATACTGTGTTGGCTTCATTGACTCAATACAAATAATGCATAACGCATACGTTTACACTTTAACTGACCCCAGAAATGGGATGCTTTTTTACGTTGGTAAAGGGCATGGTAAGCGTTGCGAGTTTCATATTGATGAAGCAAAATACTACACCAAACGCAAATCTTTAAAACTGAACAAGATACGCAAGTTGTTGTCTTTGGGTATGAAGCCAATCATTACCAAAGTTGAACAAAACGTGTCCGATGCGCAAGCCATAGATTTTGAGTGTTTGCTGATTGAGGAAATGCGTTCTATTGGCATTCCTTTGACCAACATGACTGATGGTGGTGATGGTGCTAAAGGCTACAAGCATACTCAAGAACACTTGGAATATGTGTCTAAGTTGTTTAAAGGGCGGATTGTTTCTGAAGAAACAAAACAAAAAATGCGTAAACCAAAGTCAGAAGAAGGCCGAAAAAATATGGCTTTAGCAAGACAAACAACTTTGTACAGGCCATCTGAAGAAACAAAACGTAAAACTTCAGAGGCTTTAAAAGGTAGGTTTATTTCTGATGAACATAAAGCTAAGATAAAAGCCAGTTTAATTGGAAAACCAAAACAAAAAGTAGAATGCCCATATTGCCAAAAATTATGCGCACCAGCTATGGCAAAACGATGGCACTTTGACAACTGTAAAAGCAAGGAATAAAAATGCCACTTCAGGAAACATCAGGAAATGCTACAACCGATGCGTACGGTGGGGGAGTGGCGGCAGTACCAAATTATATAGAGTCCGTGTTTTCAACGTACCTTTGGACTGGTAACGGAACTTCACAGACGATTAACAACGGAATTGATTTGGCGGGCAAAGGTGGTTTGCAATGGTTTAAATCTCGGTCTGGTGGTTCGATTGGTGGAGCGTATTCCCACTATCTTTGGGATACTGCCCGAGGGACATCTAGTGCATTGTTGACAAACGATACTCGCGCAGCCATAACACCATTTACCGATGGTCTTACATCGTTTAACTCAAATGGTTATTCGATTGGTTCTAGTGGTGCAGTAAATGAAAGTTCAACAAACTACGTTGGATGGACATTCCGCAAGCAACCAAAGTTCTTTGATATTGTGACTTATACGGGTGACGGAACAAACAATAGAGCCATTAGCCATTCTCTTGGATCAGCGCCAGGTTTTATTATTATTAAAAATGTTACGAATGCGCAAAGTTGGCTTTGCTATCACCGTTCTATTGGTGTTGGAAATTACATTATTTTGAATAGTACTGGTGGGTCTGGTGCAGACTCTAATGCTTTTCCGTCAGTAACTTCAACGACTTTTGTACCCACAGCTAATGAATCATTATTTTCATTAAACGCTAGCGGAAACACCTACGTTGCCTACATCTTCGCCCACAATGCAGGGGGCTTTGGTCTGACTGGTACAGACAATGTGATTTCGTGTGGGTCTTATACAGGTAACGGGTCTTCAGCAGGCCCAATTGTGACGCTAGGGTATGAGCCTCAATGGCTGCTTGTCAAAGACACAACCGCTGGCGTTCAAGATTGGGTTATTCAGGATGTTATGCGGGGCATGACAGTAACCGCTGGAAATGGCGTATACCTAAAAGCCAATACAGCTGATGCAGACCTTGGAAATAGCTATTTCACTCCATTAGCAACTGGATTCCAAGTTAATCAAACATCCGCACAGGCAAACGCCTCTGGAAGAACCTACATCTACATCGCCATTCGTCGTGGCCCGATGAAAGTGCCTACGAGTGGGACGAGTGTTTTTGCGCCTGCTTTGTATACAGGTACTGGATCAAACAACAATATCACATCGCCATTTCCAGTAGATTTATTATTAGTTCCAAATCGTGCGGGCCAGTTTTACAGTCCATCAGCTTGGGATAGGTTAAGGGGTGCAACTAACTTTTTAAGAACACCTGGAACAGATGCTGAAGCAGTTTCTTCTGATGGTTTGACATCGTTTGGTGCGGCTCAAAATAGTGTTGCTGTTGGCGCTGATGCGACTTACGGAAACATTAACTTCAGCGGCAGAAACTATGTGCCTTATTCATTCAGACGATCACCCAGCTTCTTTGATGAGGTTTGCTATACAGGGAATGGAGTAAATGCAAGAGCGATAACCCACAATCTCGGTGTTGCACCTGAGATGATTATTGTCAAAAAGAGAACAGGTGCAGATGGTTGGGTTGTTTGGGCTTCAGGCTTGACCTCACGGCTATATGAGCTGTATTTAAACGATACCCGTGCTCAGTTTGTTGAGGCCAGTCCTCGTCTCAATGTAAACAACGCTCCCACAAGCACACAGTTTGAGGTTGGTACTGACGGTGAAGTTAACGCTTCTGGTGCTACTTACGTTTCTTACCTATTTGCAACCTGCGCAGGTGTTTCAAAAGTAGGAAGCTACATAGGTAACGGAAGCACTCAAACCATTAACTGTGGCTTTACAGGCGGTGCTAGGTTTGTATTGATTAAGCGTACAGATGCGGCTGGTGACTGGTATGTATATGACACAGCCCGTGGCATGACAACATTGACTGACCCATATTTGTTGCTAAACAGTACTGCCGCTGAATCTGCAACCCTTGGTTCTGTTACAACAGTTTCAACAGGCTTTGCGGTCAATGCTTCTATCTTGGCGGCAATTAACACAAATGCGGCAAGCTACATCTTTTTGGCGATAGCGTAAGGAAAAATCATGCAAGTACGAATCAGAGAAACAGGCGCAGTCATGTACATTGACGAGTTTCGTGCCTATCAACACACACATGGCGGCCCATCATGGGGAACAACAACACCTGAAATCTTAGATTCTTTAGGTGCTGATATTGTTTTGGAAGGCCCACAAGCCCAACCTACACGTTACCAAGTGGTTTTTGCTGATGGCGTAGAGCAAATTGATGGCGCTTGGTACACAAAATATTCTGTTGCCGACATGGATGACGAGGCCAAAGCAGCAAAAGATGCTGAACAAGCTAAATCTGTCCGTGACCAACGCAACACAAAGTTGGCTCAAAGCGATTGGACACAAGTTGCTGATGCGCCTGTGAATAAGGAAGCATGGGCAACATATCGCCAAGCCTTGCGTGATGTAAGCGCACAAGCAGATTTTCCATGGACTATTGAGTGGCCTACTCAACCATAATCTAATAGAATTGGGTCATTATGAGCGACTTAACTTTGTCTTACCTTCATTCTTTGTTTGAATACAAAGATGGAAAACTTTTTTGGAAAAAAGATAGAGGTAATGGCAAGGTTAAAAAAGGTGATGAAGCTGGTTGTTTGACAACTCGTGGTTACCATCGATTAATGCTTGATTACAAAGAATATCCAACACATCGTATTATTTTTATGATGCATTATGGATACATTCCTAAAGTAATAGATCATATTGATGGAAATCCATTAAATAATTGTATTGAAAATCTAAGGGAATCCTGCGCTCAAACCAATCAATACAATCGAAAACTAAGCAAAAATAATACTAGTGGTTGTAAAAATGTATCGTTTAATAAAAAAAACAACCTTTGGCAAGTTCATATTAGATGCGCCAAAAAAGTACATGCTTGGTATGTTGAAAGTTTAGAGTTGGCCGAATTGGTTGCACATGAAGCAAGAATTAAATTTCATGGAGATTTTGTAAATCATGGCTGACTATTCAAGATTACGGGTTCCTCTTACAAATCTTTCGTTTACTCCCGACATCCCAAGCAATGCTTTGGGACCTTTGGAGTACAACAGTGGTAAAAATATCGAGGCTGATGTCCGCTCTATCAAGAAAATTTTTGGTGAAAAGCTAATTGCATCCACCATTACCGATATGCCTATCTTTATGGAAGGCGGTTTTCGGTCTGAAACCTCTTGGGTTTACATTGTTGCCACCCGTAATTCATCTAGCCAAGGCAAATGGTGGATGATTACGGCCACTGGCATCTCCAATATCACTCCTGGTGTTGGCGCAAATCCATCGGTTTACCTGCCTGGTTATACAGAAGACCTAAATATTACGTTTTCTTGGGTTGGAAACGTGTTTTTTATCAATGACACGATTAGCAACCCCATGTATTTCTTGCCAACAAGCAATGAAATTACAGTAACTCCTAATGCGTCATGGAACTATGATGTTGGTGTAACCTCAACTCGGGCAGAATTTGTCAGAAATTACTGCTCACCCAATGTTGGAAACATCCTGATTGCGGGCAATTTAACTAAAGTTATAGGTGGAACGTCCTATAACTACCCAACAACAGTCCGTTGGTCACAAGCTTTTGCCAATACTGGCTACCCAACCACATGGGAACCAACACTTTCCAACGTGGCCAACGAGCAAGAAGTGCCTGTTCGTGGTCCTTTGATTGACGGATTCTTCCTTGGTGGCAATTTCTATGTGTGTTCCTATTGGGATACAGTAGTTTTTTCACCTATTTCTTACCAAAATACTACCGCACCAATCTTTGGTGTGCGCCTGTTAAACCAAGGTCGTGGTTTGTTCAATAACAATTGTTGGACAAATACCGATGCCAACGTCTATGGCATAGATGCTCGTGACATTTGGGTATTTAATGGATCGGAATTTTCGTCTTTAGGTAACCAAAAAGTAAAAGATTACTTCTTTAACAACCTGAGTCCTTTGTATTCTCAGCGTATGTTCATGGTGAACAACACCCAGAAGTACCAAATTGAGATTTACTATCCTGACCTGACATCTACTGGTTGGTGCAACAAGATGTTGTCATACCGCTATGACCTGCAGGTCTGGAATGCCCCTAAAGACATTCAAAACGCCTGTATGGGCACGGAAGGCCCTCGTTGGGTAGATAGTACTACCGACTACTTTAATTTGTCTTCTAGGGCTGTTGTGTACGCTCAAGGCGGTGTTTCTAACTCTAAATTGATCGAGACATCTATTGGCAATTCATTTATCAACAATGCTGCCATTGATGCTCAGTTTGAGCGTACCAATATTGCTTTGCAAACTTCAGACGGACCTGTGCCTTATTCCTCGAAGGTTTATGTGCATCGAGTATTGCCTGAAATGGCTGGTACTGGCAAGATTAATTTGACTGTTGGTGGAGCTAATTCCACTCAGCAAACGCCTACTTATGGTCAGACAGGTACAGTTATTATTGATACTGACAATCCTTGGGTGACTACTCAACAAAACTCTGTGCGCACTGTGGCCGTTAAGTTTGGCTCAAACGATGCGACAGACACATGGAAAGTCAGTGCCTTGAACCTGCAAGCCACAGTAACTGAGGATGCCTTCTAATGCCATTCTCACTAAGTAACGATCCATCCCAATCGGAGATTTCCGAAGCCATCAACTATTTGTTGGCTAACTTTGGACCTAACTTATCTGCCGACCCTAATACTGGTCAGATTACAGGTCCTAGTGGGATTGTCATTGCTTACTTATATCGATACCTGTCTGTCAAATATGCCGACAGTTTTGATGGCTCATTGAACTTTAGTAACTCGCCTACTGGCCGTGGTTACTATGGTGTTAACAATAGCAATAGCACCACAGAATCTACCAATCCTGCTGACTACATTTGGTACAAAGTAGCGGGTGGATTTGGTACAACCAAGTTTTTGTTTTACCAATGTAATGGTGGAAGACAAATTAATTTTGTTATTGCCACAACTGCTCCTAGTGACTCATATGTTCAGGACGCAGGTACTGCAATTGACTTGGACATCATTACTTCAGGCGCAAAAGCTAATTCGGCCACAACTGCTTATTTGGTTCAAAGTCAGTCTAGTCCTGCGCCAAGTGGTTTTCCTTTGTACACCTCTGGAAACACTTTGCCGCCAGGATGGTCTGCCACCATAGGAACAGTGGCCGTTGGTCAAGTGGTGTGGTATTCATTTGGTCAATATAACGGGTCGACATCTACAGTTAACGGCATTCCTGCCAACTCTACTTATTGGTCTACGCCAGTTGCTGCTTCTGTATTCCAAGACATTCGTTCTGACAACTGGAATGGCTCAACTCCACCTACTTATGGAGTGCCATCCACTTACGGAACAGTAGGCTATTACATCAGCCGAAGCACTGGTAACGTATGGTTTAACAATGGTATTTTCAGGGGTGACATTACTGGCGCATCGGGCACTTTTACCGGAACTGTTCAGTCTGGTTCTAGTGGCAACCGAGTCATTCTGAATGAATCGCCATCTGCCTATTTGAAGGTATACGATTCTAGCGGAAATGTCATCTACAGTTTGTTGGGTGTTGCAGGTCAATACACTAACTCAACTTTAGTTGGCGCATCTTCGATTAGTGCATTTAACGTAACCAATGCTTCGGGATATAACGGAACTGCTATAACTGGAACTGCATTAGGTAATGGCCATGGCATTCAAGGTGTGACCAACGACACATCTGGCGTGAGAAATGGCGTGAATGGTGTTAGCTCTACTGCCGGATCAAGTGCTGCAGCCGTATATGGTAGCGGTGATTTTGGCGTTTATTCCAACGGCAAATTTGGAACTAACAACAGTACATTGGTAACCAACTTAAATGCTAATTACTTGCAGGGACTTACTTCAAGTTCTTTTGCTACTGTGGCATCAGGTAATGATGCTTATGCCGCCAATCGGTTAAATGGTTCTGCTGGCGTAAATGTCCTTAGATTTGTTCAAGGTACAGTAACTGGATCGGCTACTGCTACTTTTACTGGCACAAATAAGCCTGGTTCTAATTCATCAGCGGTTTGGATTCAAATCACGATTGATGGCACAACCCTTTACATTCCTGCGTGGACATAAATATGCCAAGACAAGTCGATATTCCTGCACAAGTTGTTTATGAGGATTTCCGCACAATTGAGGAGATCCCTGGTGTTTTGGTCAATGTAATGGTTGGCAAAACTGATTCTTCTGGTGAATTTATTGTTCCCCAACAGTTTTCTAGCTTCATTATTGATGGCTCAAACTATGAAGAGTTAAATGGTCCACCCACTTCTTGGGCTCCTGACAAACCTACAGGAACCTACCGAAATGAAGATTTGTGGCATTTTGTTGATTTATTAAGGGGCGAATAATGGGTGGTTTTTCAGCACAAGTTCAACCTAGTCAGTCCTCTGCCCCTGCGGGTAAGGGTGCAGGTTTAAGCCAAAACCAACTTGGTCAAAATCCTATTCAGCAGTCATTTCCTCAAAAATTGGAAAACAACATGATGCAACCCGATGCCATTGATCCTACTCAGGGCATGATGGGTGGCAAGATAACCATGCCAGGACAGGGCGGTCAGCCTAAATTAGGTATGCCAAATGCCTATTCAAACACTGTCAGTCCATGGGATAATTCAGTCAATCAACCTAGCCAAGGCTCGGCTAAAGGTAAAGGAGCATAACCATGGGAATGGGAAAATCATCAGGTAGCAGTTCGGCAACATTAACGCCTGAACAAAAAGACCTTCTATCGCTTCAAACGAATGCGTTAAAACAAACCTTTCTTCCAGCTTACGAAAACACCATTGGCGGTGCTAATGCGGTTTTGCGTGATGTTCAGCCTTACCAAAATCAAGCGGCTAAAAATGCTTTTACTCAAGCAGGACAGGTTTCTGGTGAATCTGTAACTGGCGCTCGAAACATGATCAATGCGGGTACAAATACTTTGACCCAATTGTTCAGCCCTGATTACGAATCAAACCAAATTAATGCCGCCTTGCAAGCAGGTCGTGAATCTGCCCGTGAATCACAAGCAGGTCAAAATGCTATGTATGGCGCAGCAGGTGGCTTGGGTTCATCACGCATGGCTTTGGCTGACAAGAACTTGGCATCTTTGAATGCTCAACGTCAAGCTACTGCAGCTGCTGGTGCACAAGCTCAAGTGCAACAAAACCGCATGGCTGCTGCCAACTCTATGTTGGGTTCAGGTCAAAACTTGCTCAATACTGGTTTGGGAGCCGCAAGCCAACAAGTCGGTTATTCAACTGCACCCATGGACTTGTATGGCAAATATGCCAGTATCGTTTATGGCACACCCCAAGCTTCTACTACGCCTAACTTCTCTGGCACTCAAGGTTCTACAACCTCTGGCAAGGGCATGGGCTTTAAACTTTAAGGCAAAGTAAATGAAAAACTTTGATTTTGCTAGTCCTGGTCAATATAGTGATTGGGCGCAATATGCGGGATTCAACAGAACTACTGGTGAAGTTGAGGGGATGCGCCCTGTTGAGCAAGGTGTTCCACCACCTGGCAACCTGTCAGAAATGGTGAATCAAAAACTTGCTCCTGTTCAAGGTGTTGTTGGTGCTGTTGCTCCTGCCATGGCTCAATTAGGGACTGGCGATGTTATGGGCGCTGCCAACACGATGAAGCAAGCTCGTAATCCTGCACAAGCTACTGCACCTGCTGCTACTGTTGCACCAATGACGGGTTATGACTATACCCATGGTTTAGATTTATAAGGATTAGACATGGCTGAAGCTATTGCACCACCATTGGATAAAGAACCTGTACCACCTTCCGTTGGTGGTGGAATGGTTGAGACTGTTACTCCTGCAAATCCTAATAGCGAATCTTCTATTGCTAAAGTAACTTTAGATTATCCAACTCGATTTAAAGAGATTGTTGCTGATATTCCTAAAGCAAATACGCCAGAAGGACGTTTGCGTATTGCAGACAATATTGCCGCTCACGATGAAGAAACTAAGCAGTATCGCCCTAACCAGTCTACTCAATGGGATAAAGTTTTAGTTAACGTATTGAGCCGTAACTATAACGAAGCTCTGAAATGGTACAACGGCGGTTCTATTGTTGAAAAAGCCGCTCGTGATATTAACAATAATTTGTACTACAAAGAGCAAAATGAAATTGGCGATACTGGTCGAATTCGAGAAGGTTTGACTGGTCGCATTCTGACACCTAAAGAAATTGAAAAACTGCAAGAACGTGGCGGTATTTTTACTGACACCGACAGAAAATCTTTAGAAACATTGCCTTGGATTCAAGGTAAATATAACGCTGAGTTGGCCAACAAAGGTTTGACAAGCCAACTTCAATTAGCCACCAATGATGCTTATAACGCTGCTCGTACTGCGGGTGGTGCTAATCAGAACATTGATGAACAGTTGTCTTTGGCGAATCGTCTAAAACCTGTTCTGAACCACATCTCTTCTTTGCCTGAAGATCAGCGTAAGCGTTTGCTTGGTTATGTAAGCCGACTGAATCAAATTGGTTCTTCTTTGGGTTCTCAAAGAGAGCAAGGCATCAATGTTAATGCTGGTGGCCAACAGACTGTTGGTTCAACCATTGGCGGTAATGTTGGTACTGGTGTTGCTGGTGGTGAAGGTGGTGTTGGTCCTACTGGCTCTAAGATTGGTGCAAGTGGCAACATGGGTGCAAGCACATCTGCTTCTACTCAGGCAGGTGCATCTGGCCGTGAATCAACCTCAGGTTCTGCTTCTCGCAATGAAATGTTGCAAGAACAACAGAACTTAGAAAGAGCAATCTTCCAAGAGTTGCAAGGTGTTATCAGAACTCCTGCTGAATTCCAATCGTTCATTCGTTTGAATGCTTTAAATTCTGCCAATGATGAATCTTATAAAAATATTCCAAAACACGTTTTGCCACCAACATGGAATACTGTTCCTGACACCGATCCTTATTTGGGTGGTGCAGAGGCAATGATTGCTAACCGAGTTAACCAACAACGCAACAATGCTTTGATGGCTGCTTGGTCTAAAGAGCTGTTGGCTTCTCAGCGTGAGATGGCTAAGACAGGTAAAACTGTTGACCTTGGCCAACTTGCAGATAACTTCCAAAAGTCTGAGATTTTCCAAGCCATCAACAATACCTTCCAACATAAAATGAGATCACAATTAGAGGGCAGAAGCGTTTTGCCTCCTAAGGGCTCGTTGATGGTTAATGGTCGAAATCAAATCGTGTTGTCACCAGGGGATTAATAAATGGCCGCGCCTTACGAAACACTTTCAAAAGAGGAAGCTAGTTCTTTTCTTTTTGGTGGACAACCACAAGCAGTTGCTCAACCAGAAGTTGTTGCAGAAGAAGCTCCTCGCAAGACTAAGCCTATTGCTCCCCCTGCAATGGGTAAGCCTACTGCAGGTGAATTGAATCCTGCTGCACTTGTTAATCAAGTTACACAAGCAAATAAAGCAGTTCAAACACAGACTCCTGCTCCACAAGCACCTTCTGTTGTTGGCGCATTGATGGACCAGATTCTTAGCAATTGGCAACTTCCTGCTTTAGGTTTGGGTGGTTTGGCTGCCGCAGGTTATGCAGGATACAAAGCAGGTAAAGGTAGTGAAGGATTAAAGTCTCGGGACATTACTCAACGTATTGAACCTACGATGGATGGGTCAGACCTGTCTAAGCCTACGCCTACTGCAGTACCTGTTCCTAAAGACGAGCCACAGACTAAGTTTGCCAAAGACTTTGAGATTAAGTATGGCGTTCCATTGGCCAAGGCTGAAGAAATCAGTGGTGGCAAAATTACTAAGCAATGGGAAGCAGACATTGTTGGTAACGCTATCAAGAATCAGTTGCCAATCACAGTTAAAAAAGAAGCTCCTGTTATTACAACAACAGCGACTACTGAACCTGCAAAGATGACTGCGGTTGTGCCTACTGAGGCCCCTGCCCCTGCTACTACTGCACCAGTTACTCCTACTGAAAAACCTGTATCTAAAGCTAAGAAACCTATTGATCCAACTGAAGCAGGTTTGACAAAAGAGCAGATTGGCATGAAGCGTTATTTGGAAAGCTTCTATGGTGGCGGTGAAGTTGGTGCTAAAACTTATGGCCAAGTTGGTGATATTCTTGGCTATCGTCCTGCATTTGAACCAGGTAAGGGCGGTGGTTTAAAGCCTGAAGAGAATGCAGTTATCAAAGGTTACCGCAAGGAAAACATTGAAGGTCCTAAAGTTAACCTTGATAAAGACATGAAGAGAGCATTGAAGACAGGTGCAGGTTTAGCCGCTTTGATGGCCATACCTGGCTTTGCAGATGCCGCTCAAAAGAAAGATTATGGTCGCATGGCCGATTTGGCTAGTGACTTTGTTGTGCCTCCTTTTGCTGGCTCAACCGAGTTAGGTGTTTCAACCCTTGGTGAAAAGCAATTGAAAGCCTTTGAGAATGCTCAAAAGTTAGGCAGTCCTTATCGTTCTGTTCCACCGAGGTAAATATGTCTGAAGTATCACACGAGCAAATTTACGAGCGCCTTATCAAGGTCGAAGAAAAAGTCGATAGCATTGATAAGAACACCAAAGGCTTGGTAGAAGCAATTGATGCCGCTCAAGGCGCAGTCAAAGTGCTTGGATGGATTGCCTCTGCCGCCAAACCTTTGTTATGGTTTGCTGCCGCAATTACCGCTATTGGTGTTGCTTGGCAAAACTTTAAATCTCATTTATAGGAGACATTATGGCTACTAAACCTGGCTTGTATGCCAATAAGGTATAACAATGAAAACTTGTTTTAAATGTAAAACTGAAAAAAGCTATGATCTTTTTTTCTTACATGGTCAAACAGTTGATGGATACCATAGTTGGTGTAAAAGTTGTTGCAAGCATGGCAATCAACAATCTAGAAATAAAATTAATTCAACAATTCAAGGTAGAGCAAAAATCTTTTTACAAAATGCACAAAAAAGTGCAATAAAAAGAAATCAAGAATTTTGTTTAACAATAGATGACATTGTTAAATGTTGGGTTGATCAATCAGAAATATGTGCATATAGTGGTAGAAAAATGACTTTAGAAGCTGCAAAATTAAATACAGTTTCTATTGAGCGCATAAATAGCAACATTGGATACACTCCTGAAAACACAATTTTGGTATGCCAATCAATAAATAGAATGAAGTCAGATTTTGACTTAAATGATTTTTTTGATTTGTGTAAAGATGTTGCTAAGTTTTTAGGTGATGAAAATCTAAATATTAATGTTGGAGCATACAAATGAAAAAAAAAGGTTTATATGATGCGATCCATGCAAAGCAAGAACGTATCAAAAATGGCTCTAAAGAAAAAATGAGAAAGCCTGGCACTAAGGGCGCACCTACTGCCAAAGCATTTAAGCAGTCAGCCAAGACTGCCAAAAAGGGTTACTGATGAAGTCCCCCGCATGGCAACGATCTGAAGGCAAGAATCCCAAAGGTGGATTGAATGCCAAGGGTAGGGCTAGTGCCAAGACTCAAGGCATGAACCTGAAAGCACCAGTAAAGTCTGGAGACAATCCTAGACGAGCTAGTTTCTTGGCTCGTATGGGCAACATGGCAGGTCCTGAATACAAAGATGGAAAGCCAACTCGTTTGCTATTGTCATTGAAAGCTTGGGGTGCATCTTCCAAAGCTGATGCAAAAGCAAAGGCGAAGTCTATTTCAGCAAGAAATAAAAAATGAAAGATTCCGTTGTCATATTGGCAGCGGTTTCTCTTTTGTTACTTGTCCTGTGGACAGTTTATGTAATGGCATGGCATTGGAATGTTATATAAACTGAGGACGAATCATGATTCTTGATCCAATGGACGCACTGAATGGCCTACAAAGCGCCATCAGTATGGTCAAAAAGGCTAGTAAAGTAGCCAACGATTTAGGCAGTCTTGCCCCAATGCTTGGCAAGATGTTTGACGCTAAGAGTCAAGCAACCAAGGCTCTGATCCAAGCCAAGAGTAAAAAAGGTTCTAACATGGGAGCCGCTCTTCAGATTGAGATGGCTCTTGAGCAAGCCCGTGCATTTGAGGAAGAGTTGAAAATGCTCTTCATGCAGACTGGCAAGATCGATGTCTGAAACAAGATTAAGGCTCGTCAAGCAGAGATGGATCGGGATGATGCCAAAGAAATGGCTGCTTTAAAAGCTGAAGAAAAGCGTTTGAAGGCTGAACAAGAAGAGCAAATGGCTTGGTTGATTGGCGGTCTTGCAGTTGTTGCCCTTCTTGCTTTTATTGCTTTTGCTGCAACTGAATTGCGAGATTTGTGTGCCCACGGAAGGTGTGGTCGGTGAATGAATACCAGAAGCAATTCAACCTATTTTGCAGGGTTGTTTGCTATTTGTGTGCTGCCTGGTGGTTTCTTGGGTTTCTGCGGTTCTTACCCAACGATTTGTCTGACAAAATAGTAAAGTTATTGCTTGGAAAGGTTGGGTTATGAGGTACTTGCTACTGGTCCTATTGTTAACGGGATGTAAGGATGTTTACAGGTATCCTTGTCAAAATCCTGATAACTTCTACAAGCCTGAATGTCAAAAGCCCAAATGTCTGTTTACTCAGATGTGTCCTGAATACCTTGTAGCACCCATACTGGAGAAGAAAATTGAACCAGAACCCAAAGCTGACACCAAGTGACATTGAGGTAAGAATTTGGGGATTTGTGGTTGTGGTGGTAACCCTGATCCTTTGTTTTATTGTTGTTGCCCTGCTTTATTCTGTCACTTTTGTGACTCAGCCTATCAAGTCAATGGCTCCAATTGACCAGGCATACACCAAGATGCTGAACGACATCGTTCTATTGATCGTTGGTGGCATTGGTGGGGTGATGACTAAGCGTGTTGTTTCATCGGCCACAAACGCATTTACACCGCCTACACAAACATATCCACAAGGTGGCAACGCAAGTCCATGCCCACAAGTACAAGCTTTTTACGGTGCATCACCAGTAATTGCTGGTCAACCCTTTGGACAGATGCCTGTATGGGTAAATCCTGCTTTGGACGAGTCTTGGACACCTGGACCACCTCCCGTAACGCCACCCGATCATGAACATCCCGAACGTGAGGATATTGCGCTAGAGCGTTCACTCGCAAGGAATGAGACATGAGCTTACTAAATCCTTATGTAATCCTTGGCGCTATCGTTACTGCCATCAGTGTGTACTTCTTTGGCCACCATGCGGGTTGGGCAGACAGGGACGCTGAGATGCAGTCTGAGATTGCTTTAAAGAATGAGCAGTCCAGAGCAACCGAACAGAAGCTCAATCAGCAGATTAACGAAACATCAACCAAACTGCAAGAGGCCAACAATGCTGTCACTAAGAAACAAACTGACATTAATGCTCTTATTCGTGCTGGCAGGGTGCGCCTCCCCGCCTCCGGTTGTGTACAAACCACCGCAAGTGCCACCGCTACCACCGGAGATAGCAAAGAAGCGGGAAGCGAATCTGACAGAGCAACTCTTGAAGCTATTGCAGCCATCGCAGCAGAAGGAGACAGGGCCATCAACCAACTCAACGCCTGTATCGATGCCTACAACCAAGTGAGGGAGCAGTTAAATGGTAACCGCTGAACAACTAGCCAAGCTTCACATTGGTCCTGAATGGGTGGATGCCTTGAACGAGACATTCCAAAGGTTTGAGATTAATACGCCACGCCAAAGAGCAGGATTTATTGGCCAATGTGGCCATGAATGTGGCCAGTTTAAGGTCTTAGAAGAGAACTTGAACTATCGAGCAGAGACATTGATGAAGTTATGGCCAAAGCGGTTTGATGCCGCCAAAGCACAAGCTTGCGCCCGTAATCCTAAGTTAATTGCCAATACAGTTTACTCAGGTCGAATGGGTAACAGGGACGAAGCTTCAGGTGATGGCTATCGTTTTAGGGGTCGTGGTTGCATACAACTGACAGGTTCAGACAATTATTTTCATGCAGGAAAAGCATTAGGTGTTGATTTCTGGTCTAATCCGGATTTAGTGGCCACTCCGAAGTATGCTGCATTAACTGCGGGGTGGTTTTGGTCTACTCATAATTGCAATCAGTTAGCTGAAAGCGCAAATTGGGCAGGTCTTACAAAGAAGATTAATGGTGGAACTATTGGGTTGCAAGACCGAATTTCCCATATTGAAAAAGCTTTGGGAGTTTTAAATGGCTAATATTCCGACCACTGAAGATGCCAAGATATTTCATCAAAGCGTCTTAAAGTGGCAGACAATATTAAGCCTTGGTGATTGGAGAATTGAGAAAGGGACTAAACCTGCAAAGCAAGCGATGGCTTCTGTTGAGTTTACGGATTCTGCCAGACTTGCTGTGTATCGTTTAGGTGATTTCGGTGCGGAGAAAATCACGCCAGCTAGTTTAGAAAAAACAGCATTGCATGAACTTCTGCACATTTTTTTGCACGATTTAATGATGGTGGCTACAGACCCCAAATCTTCCGATGAAGATATTGAAATGCAAGAGCATAGAGTCATTAATCTTTTAGAAAACTTGCTTACGAAGGATTCCAATGGGCGCACATAATCAAAGTTGCTCAGATGCTGAGTTTATAAAATTGTGGACTGAATTGCAGTCTGCATCAGCAGTTGGAAAGCATTTAGGAATTCATACTCGTGCAGTTTTCTTGCGTAGAAGATGGATTGAAGAACACTACAAAATTAAATTATCTTCAGCAGATATTCGTGCTGTTCATTACGAAAAAAAGCGCCAAAAGTCTTTCTCTCCATTAAAACAAATAGAGCTTGGAATAGAAGATGGCGTGGTTTTGGTGTTCTCTGATGCTCACTTCATACCTGGTCAACGCTCTACGGCCTTTAAAGGGCTTCTATGGGCCATACAAGAGTTCAAACCTAAGGCGGTGATATGTAATGGTGATGCGTTTGATGGTGCGTCTATATCTCGTTATGGCGCAACAGACCTTCCTCAAACTTCTGTCATTCAAGAACTAAAAGCTTGTCAGGCTATGCTTGGTGAGATTGAGGAAGCAGCCAAGGCAGAGCGTCATAATGTAAAGTTAGTTTTTACATTTGGCAATCACGATGATCGTTTTGCTACTAAGTTGGCTAACCATGCTCCTCAATTTAAAGAGGTCCAAGGTTTTAAGTTGTCAGACCATATCCCTGATTGGGAGTTCTGTTGGGCTTGTTGGCCAACTCACAATGTTATTGTGAAGCATAGATTCAAGGGCGGTGTTCACGCCACACACAACAATACAGTCAATGCTGGTGTGTCTATTGTTACTGGCCATTTGCATTCGTTAAAAGTCACGCCATTTAGTGATTACAACGGCAATCGATATGGTGTTGATACAGGGACACTGGCAGAACCAGATGGTCCACAGTTTACTTATGGTGAGTTAAACCCATCTAATCACAGGTCAGGCTTTGCAGTACTGACCTTTTTTAATGGGCAATTACTATGGCCTGAATTGGTCCACAAGTTTGATGAAGGACTGGTGGAGTTTCGAGGCGAAGTAATTGATGTGAGCGAACTATGAGTTCGTGGTTAATTATTCTCACAGGGGCGATATACGCCTACATAGCTGGTGAGCAGCTATTTAAAGATAACCCACACATGGCCATTGTGTATGCAGGATACAGTTTTAGTAATGTGGGGCTTTACTTACTTGCTAAGTAGCTTATAAGCTACAAACCATTAAGCTTCTTTTTGGAAGACACCATTGGGCAAAAGAGTACCCCTACGATTCTTGATCTGATCGTATGCAACTTCCATACAGTCTACCAGATTGATATCTTGTAGTGCGCAATAATTAATTAAGCAAACCATCACATCGCCAACAGCGTCAACAACCGCTTCTTTGTCTTTTTTGATGGTGGCATCAGCTAACTCACCCATCTCTGAAACTGCTTTAAGCAATTGAGATTCTGGGTTGCTATTAGGAATAATCTTTCTGGCTTCAGACCATTGGATTATTTTTATTTCTATTTGAGCGTATGACATATTTAGTCCTCTGAAAATGGGTCGCCAAATCTAGACATTATTCCAGTTTTGGTATTAAGGTAATCGCTGCCAATCTTTGTAATTAGCGTTCCATCATTGCCAACATAATCATTTCCAACTTTGGTAAAGACATCGCCATCTTGGTCAATCATCATGTTGTCGGTTTTTGTATAGACCTTGCCAGAAAATAAGTCCATCAAGATTTTCATACTATTCTCCATATAGTCATGTTGCGTCCATTAGGACCTTTGACGCGAATGCCTGAGTCCTCAATCAAACCTTTGTCTACCAATGTAGAGCGTCTGGCTCTGTAGGTAGATTTGGTTGTCTTGAAGTGTTCATTCATTTGATCGTCTGTAAACCCTTGTTTGCCACGCATGGTGGCGTATTCAAAGACCAGGCTCTCAATATTTGGCAGGGCGGGTACTATGCTTTTAGCGGCTTCTACTGAAGTGTCTTTAGCATTTCTACGGAACAATTTGAAAAAATCCATTTTTAACTCCTATTAATTTAAGGTGGGGGTACTAGCGTTCGTCCGGCATTGCTGCCCACTTTCCCCCCGTTTTTCAATTACAAGTTGTATTGCAAGTACGGAACTGACCTTCGCCATAACAGCAGGTGGTGCAGAACACTGTTTTGCCACCAACTGTATAGGTGCTGTATGTGCATGAAGCCCATACCATTGTGGCCACCAAAGACAACCAAACTCCAATAATTACTTTTTTCATTTTGAGTCCTTAAAATGGAACATCATCTGCCATGTCATCAAAGCCAGTTGACTTTGAACGCTCTGAAGGCTTTTCTTGAGGTTCCTTGGGTGACAGTGCCAGTCCCATGAATTTGCCGCCCTTGCCTTCTTTAATCCATGCTGAGAGCCAATAATCTTGGCCACCAACAATCACGCTTCCTTTGTAATCAGGATGACGATCAGTTTCTTTTTTGTCGTTCTTGAACAGAACACCAGTGTTGTCACGCTTTTCCATATTAAATTTCCTTAGCTTTCTTGATTGCACTTCTTACTTTACTTGGCAGCAATCCCCATAAAGCAACCTTTTGGTCAGCTTCTAGGTTTTCTGCTTCCATTCTCTCAAGCCCTTGTTTTCCATCAAGAGTAATGAGTTCGATTGCCAACTCACGCAAGTATTCCATTTCTTCTGGTGGCAAAGAATCTGCAATACCTTGTGTTGGCGTAATAACTACTTTTTCTTCTTTGAGGGGCGCAGAAGAATCCAGAGCATCATGCTCGACAATTTCCATTGCGGTGACCCAAAGATACCTCCGAGTGTAAGTTTCAACGGCCCCCAAATTTTGAATGGGGTGGCATCCTTTTAAATTTGCATCAGCCATAGGGCTTGTCAAAGTAAGCTGGGAGCCGTCTTCTGTGTCGGTGATGGTCAATGTGGCCAACTCCTTGTCAAAAGAGACCACACCGCACAATCCGATTTTGTAAAAGATTTGATTGATTGTTGGCAAAAAGTCGCCAAGCTCAAAATACTGATATCCGGCAAATTTATTGTGACCAGATTTTTTAAGGGGGGCTGATTGAAGCTGAACCCTGGCATCCATTAACTTTTTATAAACTGACATATTCACACCTTGTGATTGTTGAACGCATTATCATATTCTTCCTTGATGATTTCCATTTGAGTGTTGTCATCCAGGTCCTTAAATTCTACCCAATCCATCTCGCCACAACAGACAAACTTCTTGCCTTTGGGCTGCACACAGTATGGGCAATACTGCTCATGAGCGTATTGTTCTTTGTATTCGATGATGTAGTTATTCACGAGATCACCTTGCCGATCAATTAGTTCTTGGATTTTCAAGACGTTCTACTTTCTTGGCCAATAACCAGTTGTCGCCAAGATATCGAACGGAACGAATCCATTGACGCTGGTAACTGCGAATTGTTTGGGGTGGTGCTTGGTATGTCTGAAACAGATTACGGACATATTTGAGTGCGTGTGTATTCATATTAACTCCTTAGTGAATTGAATCGTATGCTTTTGCGTGAAGGACATCTGAGAACTGTTCGGCTAGTTTTTCTAGCTCCTCATCAGTTAACTCTGTTCCGTCCTCGTAACAAGCATAACTAAAATAGGCATCTGAGAAATCGGGATAATCCCTAACATCTACTCCGTCAACTTCTAAGTCGACAACCTTTTTTCCATTAAAAATTACCATAGTGACTCCTGTTAAAGAGCCTCTACTGTGCCATGGCTTTTTAATTAAAACTATTAGGACAAACCCTAATAGACAACAGATTTATTTTTAGTAGGCTTGTTGTATGAACATCGAACTTATTGAAGAAGACTGCGCAGAAGCCTTATTGGCCTATGCTTACAACCTGGTTATCACCTATAACCAACATCCTGGCGACACAGATGCTGCCATGATCGGCCTTATTGCTCGGGCATTAGAGCTTCATGTAGAAAAACCAATCAACATTTCAGGAATGTATCAATGACGCAAGCAAGAATTCTTTTGGCTTTACAAGATGGTCCTAAGACATCTCATGAAATAGCCGAAATTACTGGCATGACGCAAGCCACAGTAATTTCTACTGCAAGAAAACTCCGCACTCAAGGCAAGATAACTTCCTCACTGGTTAAGTCTGGCAAGTATCATATTGCTCAATTTACCCTGACAGAAGAAAAAGTGTATGTAAGTGACAATGGTGTAAAAATTATTTGTGGCATTCCAACTTACGGAATCTTTACACCTGCTGAGTATCGGGTGATGAATGCTCAAGCTCGTAAATTGAACGCGCCTAATCCACAATTCACTACCTATTCAAAGGCAAAAACAAGTGAAAACAGCAGACAAATTTGATCCCGCTATTCAGTGCGAGGGTAAGCATCCTTTCCCTACATTCACTGTTGCTGAAGCAACCATTAGTAAAAAAAGAGATGGGTCATTTCAAATTTATAAATGCCCACATTGTGCATTTTTTCACATTGGGCATTCAACAACCAAGTTTAGGAACTTGAAACGAGGACCGAAATAGGTCATAATGGTTTGAAACACCGGCTAGATGTGGCCTGATCTCCACATCGAAAAGCGAGCCTCCCCGCCTGCCGATTGTTTCTTTGTGTCAGAGGGTGGACTGTGCGAGGTTATTATGCTTTTACAGCCTAAAAATTGGGCCGTCTTTCAACATTACAAAGACCGCTGCCCACCATGGATCAAACTTCATCGTGACCTGTTAAACGACAGAGTTTTTATGCGCTTGCCTATTGCTAGCAAGGCGCTAGCACCAATGCTTTGGTTACTTGCAAGTGAATCAAAAGATGGTGTTTTTGATGGCTCACTAGATGAGCTAGTCTTTCGATTACATATTTCAGAAAAAGAATACAGAGATGGCCTTAAACCATTGATTGATAACGACTTTTTTGTACTTGTTAGCGGAGTGCTAGCAGACCGCAAGCAAAATGCTATCCCAGAGACAGAGAGAGAGGGAAAGGCAAAGAAAGAGAAAGAGAAAGAGACAGAAGCGCCTGAAGGCGTGTCGTTAGAAGTTTGGGAATCTTTTGTAAAACAAAGAAAAGCAAGAAAAGCTCAAATTACTGATCGGGTGATGAATTCGATTAAAGAGCAAGCCAAGATTGCTGGATGGACTTTGGAAAATGCTTTGAGTGAAATTGTCATAAGAAATTGGCAAACATTTAAAGCTGATTGGGTTGTGACCAAGCCAAACCCTGCCGACATTGCAAGGGTCACAGTGCCTCCATCCAAAAAAGCAGATGAAGCCTTAATCAAGATTTTGGAAGACGAAAAGAAAGCAGCACCTATTCCGGATTCTGTTCGTGAATTTATTGCTAAAAATCGGAGACAAGCATGAACATTTACTTAGTTTGCAAACATAGAAAATTTAGAGATGCTTGGGGTCATGGCATTTACAGAGACTTCACAATTGAAGATTACTTTCATTCAAAAGGAATTGCTCAAGTACTGGTAAAACAATTAAATAGTCGGGCACAAAAATACTGGTATCGAATTAAAAAACTGGAGGTAGAACCTTGACCCACAAAGAAGCAATGAGAATCTTGGATAAGGTCAAAGATGGAGTGCCTTATCCTGAAAAGATTATTTTGATGGCGCTTGAAATGACAGGCGATTTAGTAGTGTAAACACCTATGGCGTATAGCAGAAAAACCATATCCAATGAGTCCGATAGAGTTAAGTTGGAGCAAGCCGAAGCTCGGGAAATCTTCCGATCTTGGGAAACAACCAAAAACAATGACTTTGTTCGTGCCAGGCTTGAGCGATGTGAACGGATTTATGGTTCAGGTGCTAGAGACAGGGTTAGAAATTATTTAACACAGATGAAAGTAGGGAATCTTGAATGAGTTGGCTTTATTCGCAGGTGCTGGTGGAGGAATACTTGGGGGACATCTCCTTGGATGGAGAACAGTCTGTGCAGTCGAGTGGGAGCCCTATCCTGCAAGCGTACTGTGCGCCCGACAAAATGAAGGACTTCTCCCGCCTTTCCCGATTTGGGATGACGTACAAACCTTTGACGGAAAACCTTGGCGAGGAATTGTTGATGTCGTATCGGGCGGGTTTCCATGCCAAGACATCTCTGCCGCAGGAAAAGGAGATGGGCTTGATGGAGAAAGAAGCGGAATGTGGCACGAAATGGCGAGGGTGGTTGGCGAAGTACGACCACATTACGTCTTCGTGGAAAACTCCCCAATGCTTACTACTCGAGGAGGAACTAGAGTCATTGGAGACCTTACCAAAATGGGGTATGACTGTAAATGGACTGTTATGGGAGCAGCCCACGTTAATGCCCCACATCAACGGGACAGAATGTGGATCGTTGCCAGCTTGGCCAACTCCAGTACACAGCGAGGCCAGGCAAGGTCTTCAAATTCGGAGGGAGGGCAAGAAAGGCACTCAAACCAGTCTCAGCACAGCAGTTTTAACTTGGCCAACACCAAGGACAAAGGGAATGTGTGGCGGGAGTGGGAGTTGGGATTTGTTGAACAAAAATACCACAGTGGAAGAAGCCCGACTGATGGGCGCAGGAAATGGTGGTCAATTGAACCCAACGTGGGTCGAGTGGCTCATGGGGTGGCCGCTCGGGTGGACAGACTTAAAGCCATTGGCAACGGACAAGTTCCACTCTGTGCCGCCACAGCTTGGAGAATCTTGAAATGACATTCATGGTCACATTCATGGTTGAAGGCAATCCAGTAGGCAAAGGTCGCCCAAGGTTTGCCAAACGTGGAAAGTTTGTCTCCACTTACACACCCACCAAAACCCGTGACTATGAGTCCATCATCAAAGATGCTGCCAAACAAGCCATGGGAAGCAGTGAGCCGCTAGAAACGCCTGTAACAGTTGCAATCTACATCACAGTACCAATCCCTGCATCGTACTCAAAAAAGCGCACAGAGGCCTGTTTAAGCGGTTCTGAACGACCAATTAAGAAGCCAGACATCGACAACATCGCCAAATGCTTCCTAGATGCCATGAACGAGATCGTTTACTTGGATGACACCCAAGTGCTAACGCTTCATGTGACCAAGGTCTATGGGACTGTGGGCATGGTGGAGGTTATGGTCAAAGAAGATTTGGACTAAGGGTTTGTCCTAATACAAAAATACAGAAATGTAGATAAAGTAAAGCTGTCATCAATCAAAAGGAGTTACACATGACATATTCAATTGAATTCCAAGCCACGACAGGCGCAGGTAGCGAAACAGTAAACGTCACCATGGTTTATGAGCGTGACGATATTGGCATTTATGCCGAAAACATTGAATCCATCACATTCAATGGCATAGATGTCATGGGTTTGCTTTCTGATGAGCAATTCATGGAATTAGAGTTGCAGGGTTGCCAGGCAATTCACGACCAAGCCAAATTTGCCATGGAAAACTACGAGCCATGAGTTCCGCTTGGAAGCTAATTATTGTTTCTTTGGTGACCTTTTGGTCTTTGGTCGTTTACTTTGTGAAGGTGCTGACATGAATATCACGATTTATACAAAAACTAATTGCCCAAATTGCACAACAGCCAAGCAATTGTTGATTAGCAAGGGATTGGCTTACCAAGAGGTCAACATTGAGACTGGCGACAGATTGGCCAACTTTGTAGCCAACTATCCAGAAGCAAAACAAATGCCACAGATATTCATTGGCGACCAAAGAGTAGGTGGTTTGGCGGGTTTACAGGCAGCTTTAAAACAATTGGAGGTAAAACATGGGTAAAGGTAGTTCACCACGGCCATTTTCAGTAAGTAATCAAGAGTATCAAAACCGATGGGATGCCATTTTTGGCAAAGATAATGAGAAAAAAGACGAAGAGAAAAGTGTGGAAGTTGCTCGACCCGATTCAGCACGCAGTGATCGGAGCAGCGATAACCCCACGACAGACTTTGGACAAGCTCAGATTTCTTGAATACACCGCTTTGGATGCCATCACCAAGGGTATGGGCACGATTCAGGATTGGCGCACATTGGTGGACGTTTTAAACCTTTCCGAGGTTATGGCAAGAGGTGGTGTAGGTCCTGAGGTGTTACCTTTTTGTGAAAAAGCTCAAGAAGCACTGCACAAAGCAGCTATGCGCTTTCAAGAAACCAAAAAGATGGGTTTGGATGGACCTGGAATTCAAGCAATCCGAGAGCTTATTGAATACGCTGACCTGCAACAAGCAAGCATTTCACGTTCAGAGTTTGAGAAATATGTAAAAAAAACTCGGGATTACATCAAGTCTAACAATGAAAAAGTGGTGGAAATCGAATGAGTATCATCAGTGATATACCGCCAGAAGCATTGGCTGAAGCTTGGCAGATTATTGAGAAAAGGCGCAAGGAAGAGCTATCTCAAAAGCTTGGCAGACCTGTTGGCACATGGGGTGGTAGGCGTGAAGGTGCATTTGGTAAGCAATTAAGACCATATAACACTGTGGTCAAGATTGAATTGAACTCAGTACAAAAGAAGATTTTGACTGAGATGGGCGATGGCAACATCGATAAAGGCATACAAAAGTTAATAGACGAGGCAATGTAATGGAAAACCCAGCAAATGCAGCAATAGATTTCATTTTGAAAAACGCGTCAAAGTTTGCCCAATCAAAGGGCACTCGTGTGCAGCTTGAAGAGTTTCGCAAATCAAAGAAGGCAATTCTGATGTCCCAAGAAGAGGGTACTTTGGGCGCAAAAGAAATGTATGCCTATGCACATCCAGAGTATGTAGCCCTACTGATGGACATCAAGCAAGCCATTGCAGAGGAAGAGGAGCTGAAATACAAGCTAGAAGCAGCCAAGCTACGAGTCGAAGTTTGGAAAACTGAGGAATACACCAAACGAGTGGAGATGAAGCTATGAACAAAGAAGACATTATTCGAATGGCACGAGAGGCTGGGCTTGCTTTTGATTCTGAGGAATTTCCAGAAATCTGGCAAACCTATATGTATGTTGGCCGTGAAGAAATTGAACGCTTTGCCGAGTTGGTCGCTTCTGCCGAGCGTGAGGAAATCGCCCAATTTATTGAGCGAACAGAACTTGGGTCGCTACCTGATGAAACAGCCTTGCAGTACGCGAGATTGTTGAAGTCGTATTCATCTTCCATCCGAGCAAGGGGACAAGCATGACATGGCCTTTCCCACCTTTTCCAAACCCCAAGCACAAAGACCAGCGCAAGCCTAAATTTAATCCTGAGAATGAAGAGGACGCACCACTGTGAGCTACCAAAAGACTGAATATTATCGAGATAAGGATTTGCTTCGCCTGGCAGAAGGTGAGCCTTGTCTTTTAATGGTGGCCACCAATTGTTTAGGGGAAGAAGGGTCAACAACTGTCGCTTGCCACTCAAATCTATTGATTCATGGCAAAGGGCGGTCAATCAAGGCACACGATTACCATTCGGTGTGGGGATGTGATCGGTGTCACACATGGCTTGATTCATCCTATGCGGACTATGACACCAAAAACTTAGCATTCCAAGAAGCCTACAAAAGACAGCTTCACGCATGGTTAGATATGGCAGATAATATAACCCTTAGACCTTGGCGCAGAGAAGCTGCTAGGCGTGTTTTAACCCACCTGGGAGTCCCATATGGACAATGAAGTAGGCGATCTAATTCTGACGTTGCTACATTCAGCAACCAACACCCATATTTTGCACTGGCAGTCAAAGTCCTATGCAGAACACAAAGCCCTTGGCACATTCTATGAAGAGCTTCCAGACCTTATAGACCAACTGGTAGAAGCCATCCAAGGCCGCTATGACTCAACACTTGAGTTCCCTGCGACATATCATGTCCCTGCAAGCACTGGTAAGCGTGAGCTGCATGATCTATCCGAATACTTTGAAGAAAAACGCAAGGTTTTGCCACAGGATTCTGAAATCCAGAACATTGCAGACGAAATCCAGCAACTGATTGACTCAACTTTGTATCTCCTGCGATTCCCATGATGGGGGTCTGTAAAAAACAAGGGGCCTAAAATTTTTGAGGGGGGGTCTCCTTAAATGTAGGGGGTGTACCATTTTTGATACGAAAATCGCACCGACATAATCGAGATAATCGCTTGGGGCAGGGGGTTTGATAATACATAATATAATCCGAAGATAATCCGAAGATAATCCGCATATAATCCAATGCATTTCAAAATCACTGTAACCCCTTGTTTTTCCATACGAAAACCCACGCTAGCGCCTAGGCTTTGCGCCCACAATATCCCCTTCACGGCCACAATGCACGGCCAGCGCCCACAATGGCCAGCTAACGGCCACAATCACCCAATGGCCACGGCAAACCCTGACCAATTGGCCACAATTAAACCGGCCACAATAGGCCACGCACGGCAAACCCTAGGCTTACCCCTCAGGAAACCAAAAAAAGCCCCTAAGGGCCTTTAATGTGCGTTTATCAATGCTTTTAATTGTGCTTCAAGCTTTGCAATAGCTAACCGGCAGCGCTCTATTTGCTTTGGGTCTTTACTTTGCTTGAAAACCACGTTTTGCCAGTAAAGGCTTTTTTCTAATGCTTTTCGGCTTGTCATTGTGAAACCCCTTAAATTTGCTTCAGTTTGATAACCCGTGCCATTTTCTGGCCGTGGGCTGGGTATGCGATTAGCGGCACGTTTTTATCCCAGCAAGCGCGGCAGCCGTTACAGTTACCGCCATGTTTGTATGCTTCGCAAAGCTTCACCCCTTCACGCGCTTGGGATGTATCGGCAGTGGGCCCGATAACTGAGCCGTGCAAACCTTCGATATATTCGCCTTGGATAGAATCACTGGAAAAACGAACCTTCACGTTTGGCAAAGCTTCCATTTGAGCAAAAACGTGGGCAAACTTTGGGAATTTATGCATACGGGTTGGCAGCCAGTGATTGCACCATGGGGTTCTAATCATCACTTCCAAGATTTTCTCAGCAAGGCCCAAAGTGTAAACGTCTCCAGAATCAAACCAACGAAAATATCGGTCCTGATCTAATTCGTTGACCATTTCATCCACCCACTGGAGCCGCTGCCAATCTTCCCGATTAGATAACCTTGGGGCCTTCACGTTTGGGTAATTGTAATTCCCCGTGGTTGCATAGCATCCCTTGCACGCGTCTACTAGTTCACCAGGCGCGGCCCATGAGCCGGGACAAGTATCCAAAGCTTGAAGGCTCCACGAACGTGCATTAAGTTTGGAAGTTTGAGAAATTTTGATCATTTGAACACCTATTAAAAACGTGGAAGGCCCACGGCAAAACGGCCCATTGTGAGCCGCTTCACTGTAGATCTTCAGTCAACCCAGCGGATTGAATAAATTAGGCTTTTGCCTTCCATTTTTTGGGCTTTGTCAAAAAACCGATTCCACAATATTTGCATTGTTTTTGTTTTGCCATTTAATTTGCATTGTGATTCCGCACCTTTATGGGTTCTGTAACCCTTAGGATTGCCCACAATGTCGCCGTTACAGTCAAAAATAAAGAACATAGTTAACCCCTAATTGTGAGAAAAAAGGCCAGCATTAAGCCGATTGCCACGGCAGCTAAGATATCCAGAATAGTATCTTTCATGGTCAACCCCTTAGATTTTGGCTAGTTTGATTGAACGCACGGGTTCACCGACTGTAGTGTGAGCCGTGATCAATTGGCGTGAAGGTTCGAACTTCTCAGCGATTGCCTTCCAGTCGGTAACTGTACGGCCCTCAGATTCGAATACCAATGCGGAAAACTCTGAGCCGTTATAGCGCTCTGGCCCTTGAGCTTTAATAGCTGCCTTTAAGGTTTCAGCTTGTTTTGTGAGAGCTTTAATTTGCGCGTCTAATGCACCCAATTGGTCAACGGCTTGAGCCACTTCAGGAGCCGTTACAGAACCGCCAGAAATAGTGGCCAGAATAGAAGTGAAAGCTGGGGAAACATGAGAGTTTGACATTGTGAACACCTATTAAAAATACTGGAAAAGGCCAGCGCCTAAGCAATAATGTAACGCTACAAAACAAACAAAACCATAAGTGAAAACCCTAGGTTTACCAACTTTAAACCCTTAAGGGAAAACCATAATGCTAAGTTGGTGAGAGCTAACATGATGATAACGTGATCCATGCTTGCAACCCGCTAGCATAAGACCCAGATAAGCCAGCCAAACCCTACTTTATGCATTTATTGCATAACCCTATAAGACAGCTCTAAGCCAGCATTTACAAGGCTTTGCGCTGGGTTTTGTCATTCCCTGCTATTAGCTGGTAGGTTTAAGGTGTTATCTGCCCTGCCCTAGCATTCTCTGAAGCTCTCCCATGCCTGCATAAAATACTCATACCCCTATGGGTATACCTTCGCATCCCCCCCCATGCCTTGTTTCTGGCCGTGGTCTGGAGGGGGGTAGGACTGGAAAGGATTGGGAAAGGGGGGCCCACTCCCCCATCCCCAAAATTTTTCAAAAACTTTTCCTGTTGCTAAAAAACAACACCGCTTATTGATTAGCTAGGACTGTGTGGAATAGTGCTTGGTAAACAGTGGACGAACTATGGCATCCACTGGGGGAACTTTTGTTAAAAAAGTTGTAGCACCTTGTTTATCTAACTTAACCCTTGTGGGCTCTACCTGTATGTTCCCGTTCATTGCTTACTAGAGAGACTGATAGATTCAGTACGTTTATCTGGGTTGGTAAGCTACCTGCCTTCCCAAGGGCTGGATGATGGCCCCGTATTCATTCTAGTAGGGTTTACCCTGATGTAAAGAGAATAACCTGTGGATAACTTTGTATAAGAATCCTGTATAAAAATTTTTCTTTAAAACTTTTCTTGTACTACAATTTGATTGTCTTGGACACGCAGACATTAAAGCGAAGTGGGGTCTAGTGGAATCCTAGAACTATTGCAAAGGAATTGATATGGAATGGACGCTTGCATCACCACTGCATGATGTGGACGATATTGTTGAGATGGCTGATTCAGTATTTGGTACTGAGGCTGATGGCATATTGACTAGAGACAGAAATGTGTTCCGCAAGAATGTGACTGTTGCAACGACAGTACAAGTCTTTGACAAAAGCAAAGAGTTCATTGCGGTCTGCCGTGGTCCTAAGTGGATCAAGACTTTCATGGGTGAAGCTGCTGAAGATGCCCTGCTTGGCTACTGTTGGTTTGACAGGGGCGGGTATACCACTTATGCCAATGAAGAAATCTCTAATGCCAAGTTCCACCATGTTGACCTACAATTACCTGCCAGGTTGCGTGTGCGTCTAATTAATGAGATGATTGACCAACATATACTGTGGGCGCACAGATGGAATATTCCTGTTGTGTGTTCTACTTCTATTCGTGCAGAGCATGATGGGTTTATGAAAATCCACAAGAAACGTGGTTTTACTGTTAATGGCTCATATGCTTGGATCAGAACTGAAAAGGGTATGGAATGTTTGACGAAATAAGACCTGAGGGCTCTACTGTCAGCTCAGAGGCAATCAAGGCAAAGGCCCGTGAATATGCCAAAGCCAAACGTGCCCAAAAGAAAGCTATGAAACTGGCTACAGGTAAGATTGAGCCCAAAGAGGCTATTGAGACTGTTCCTGTCAAAGATGAATTTGACATGACCAACTTCACACCCCGCTCTCAAAAACAACCAGGTCGCCCCAAATCTATTGTTAACAAGGTGACCGAATATGGTGCTTTGTTCAACAAGCTTAATGACGAGCGTACTGCCAAAGGTTTGCCACCCCTAAAAACTGCCATGGAAGTCTTGATTGATGCCATGCAGTCTGATGAGCTAGATATCAAGGACAAAGCCAAAATTGCTGATAAGCTGGCTCCTTTTGAATCTAGCCGTGCCCCTATCATTTCTGTGGAACACGTTCAAAATGTGACCAGAGAAGATGAGGGTGATGCGGATGACGCATTAAATGAGTTTCTTGATTCGCTTCGTAAAGTTTGAAGAAAGGTGTAATATATGCCCCTGAAGAAGTCAAAAAGTCCCAAGGCTTTTTCCTCTAACGTCAAGACCGAGATGAAAGCGGGTAAACCGCAGAAACAGGCCGTGGCAATTGCGTACCAAATGAAACGGGATGCTGAACATAAACGTAAAGGTTCAAAATGACAACCAATTTCTTGTTTACACAAGCGCCCAATCGTAAGGGCAATGTTTCTAAACACACACCTAAAGGCAATACTGGTGTAACTGCCGTAACTCGTCCTCAAGGCGCTACCTCTTATAGCAGCCCCCATCAAGGTCCTGCCAAAGCTTCTGGCTCTGTAACTTCAGGTCGTGGTCAAAAAGTTATGGTGTCTCAACCTAAACCATACGAGACTTGCACAACCAATGGTGGTTATGTTAAAGGCTCTTCTTACTTGAAGTGAGATTATTATGTACGGACGAGTAATTAATGGTGGCGCACAAATGCGCAAAGGTGTCACTAAAGGCATCAACGACAAATTGGCAAGCCGTTCTGCTGAAGATGACCGCAGAGCAGCCGTTGCTGGCGCAGTTGCTAGTGCATACAAGGTGAACACCATTTCATCTCAGCACACTAACAACTCCAACAAAGGCCAGTTTACTAAGCCTAGCAATCGTAGCAAAGACATTCCTGTTTGAGGTTTATTATGATTATTGAAGATTTTGTTCGTGACGAAGCCAACGAGATTTATGCCGTTGTTGCTGGTGAAAAGATTCATCTGACTACTGAGTATGTGATAACCCACAAACCTCAGATCGGTGATACCTTGGTTGAAGAAACTGTAGAAGAAGCCAAAACTGAATAAGGAAATGTATGGCAACGTATGATATTGCATCGCTGAAGGAAGACCTTCCAACAGCAAAAGAACTGGCTCAGTTTGTCTATGACAAGACAAACATTTCATTGGACCTTATTGGTAAACCCAAAGAGGAACAATATGTTGTCGCCAAGAATGCTCTGGAGGGCAAAAAAGTCCCTTCAGAGTTCTTGACCAATGAAAATCCTTGGGTGGATAAGAAGGACATCATTCCTGAAGACCCACTGCCAAAGATGCCCAAACGAAGTATTGACTTGCCTGACCCTGAGGCGCAAGTTCATTACTTTGGCGCAACCAATATGCCTCACCCGTTAGACCCACAGTCTGACAAAAAGGTATATATTGATTTCCGTAAATACGAGAATGGTCTGATTACTTATCAGATTACTGGTCCTGTTGAAAAGATTGCCGTTGGCGAAAAGATCAACAAGTATGGCCAGACAGTGCCTGAAAAGTATTCCTGGCTTGACCCTCGTACTGAAGAAAAAGTATTGCGCAATCCTGATGGTACTTTTACCAAAGAAGGCCGTGGTATCCACACGTTCCTGATTGGTGAAAAAGGCGGTGGTGTTTGGACATTGATTGACCGAGACATTGTCAGTATCTCTCAGAAGAACATTGCTGATCCGTGGGCGTAATGGAAGACCCATCAAAAATCTTCCAGAACAGACTCTCATCCCAAGCTGAAGCTTGTGCCCGTAAAACTCTTGAATGGTTACAAAAGGACCTTCAAGGTACACACAAGCTTGAGCCGGATGAGATTTACTATCTTGCATATGCTGCACAAATCTTGTTAAACATACGAGATAGCTATGGCAAAAAGTGAAGCCAGTGATTACATATTGCCTCTCTACAAAGAGAGAGCAATTAAGCATTTGGTTAAGTTGGCAGGTGGCAAAGAAGCCGTTCAAGCTCTAGCTCCTGAACAACTCAAAGCAATGAAAGTTGCTCGGGACAAACTTGCACAGGATATGCAATTCAATACCCTGAAATGGTTTCGTCCCTTTAAATATCAACAAAAATTCTTTGACCTTGGGGGAAAGTTCTCCCGCAGGGGTATGATTGCTGCCAATCGTGCTGGCAAAACAATTGCATCGACCTATGAGACTGCCTACCATTTGACTGGTCGGTATCCTAAGGATTGGAAAGGCGTGAGATGGGATAAGCCCATCATTGCAATGTGTTCTGGCGAATCTTGGGAACAGGTGGCCAAAACATTGCAGTCCAAATTGCTTGGTTGTGATGATATTAAGCAAAGTTATAAGTTGGGCACGGGGTCTATTCCAAGGGAGTGCATTGATGACAAATCAATACGAACAGATGGAGCCAACGTCCTTGCCATCGAGATTTGGCATGAGTCTGGAGGAAAGTCTAAGCTTTACTTCTCCAACTACACCCAACAAGTCCGACATTTGCAGGGTTTTGAATTGGACCTTGTGGTACTTGACGAGCAGCCCCCAGATGAGACTTTCTCAGAGCTTGTCGTTCGTACAGCGGCCAGAAACGGGCAAGTTATCTGTTCGTTTACTCCACTTAAAGGTCTATCGGGCCTAGTCCGTAAGTTTTGGGATCAGGTCGATGGCTATGCTCATGTGCGGGTAACTTGGGACGATATTCCGTATCACAATGAATGGGGTGAGTCTTTTTTCCCCAAAAAAGAACGTGAACAATTAGCCCGAGACTTTATGCCTTGGGAGCGGGAATGCCGTATGAATGGTATTCCTTTGGTTGGCAAAGGCGTGGTCTTTCCCCTGCTTGAATGGCCAACTTACAAATCTGAGGATATTGACCTTAAGACTAACGAAAAGCTTGAACGCCTTATTAGCTTTGACTTGGGGATCAAGAATGACCCAACTGTCATTTCTTTCTTTTTCCGCAATCCTGTGGAAGAAATCATTTATTTGCACAAACAAATTACAATCCCTAGTGGTGAAACACCGGATGAATATGTGCATTATTTGCTAGACCGAGAATCTCGGGATGTGCCTATTGCGCTACCCCACGATGCGGGTTTGGCAGGACGATATACATTGACAGAGCAGTCTGTTCGGGAAGTCTTTGAGGATTCCTATGGACTAAACTGTATTCCTGGTGCTATATTAAACCCACCGAATGATCAAGGTAAAGTAACGAACCATAAAGCATATGGAATCAATATAATGCGTATGGGCATGGAACGTAAAACTTTTATGGTTAACGAGTCATGCAAAGCATTTCTTGATGAAGCTAGGAATTACGCTATTGACGATGCAGGGCGGTTTTCTGATCCAGATGACCACATTGACTCGGCTCGAATTGGCGTTTTAGCTTTGATTCAAGGTCATGGTGAATCCGTGGTAAGTAGGGCAACAAACTTTGTTCACAGGCGCATTGAATTGCCTGAAGGCAAAGTCCAAAGGATATAAATATGCTGGATAAACAGAATGTAATCGTAGAGAACCTTGAGTCTCCTTCCGGTAATCGTGGCCTTACGGAAAAAGTCTGCCATGAAGTATATGTAAAGATGGTAGATTACTTGCGACTTACACAGTCCAAGAATACTTACAACCGCTTTACAGATTACCACTACCTCAACATTCCTGTATCCAACTCTACAGAACCTATTCGTGGCATTGATTACATTCAGCCTATTGTGGCTCCTGGCATTGATTATGCTACTGCGGTAATCACCAAATGCTTGATGCCTAACGGCAAAATCAATTTTGAGTTTGAGCGATTCAGTGAGCAAGATGGCGACCAAGCTCGTCAAGCCACTGAGATGGTCAAATATATGCTCAACAGTAAGAATGATTCTTATCAAGTCATTCGTGATTGGGCACAAGACGCATTGCTACACAAAAATGGTATTGTGATGGTTTCCCCCATCCGCAACCCCATTACTCAGTACAAAGAAGTTGAAGGAACTCGTGACCAGTTGCGTGTTTTTGAGACTTTAGCCACTGAAAAAGGTTTGACCGCCAAACGTCAAAATATGCGTAAGGTTGATGTAAACCTTGAAGGCGCAATGCAAGAAGCTATGGCTCCTGATGAATCAGAAATGATGCAGGAACCTACTGGTGACGAGTTGCAAGAAGCTATCCGCAACAACACCATTTATCGTGCCAAATATAAGCTTACTGGCTACGAAACAAGCATTCGAGTAAAGCACGTTGCCCAACATTACTTTGTTTGCAACCCAACTATTTCCACCATTCAGGATCAAGACTTTGTGGGTTTCTATGACCCCATGACTATCCATGAGTGCAAGACACAATACCCATTTGTGGACCTAGAGTTGTTGGCTGACCATGCTGCTTATGGCCCTGCAGGTGCTTACCAAGCTGGCGCTTTGGAAAATGATTTGGCTCTCCATGCCCGTGATTCCACACCAGTGCCAGGTCAAGGCGTGATTGCCTCTCAAGGTGCTGACCGCTATAGCCGAGTCATTATGTTGACTACTGCTTGGATTCGCAGAGACATCGATGGCGATGGCGAAGAAGAGATTGTGGAATGCTGTTTCTCAGGTTCTTACATTTTGTACGCCAAGGAAGTTGACTTTATTCCTTTGGCCAATATGTGCCCCAAGCCCATCACTGGTAACTTCTTTGGTTACTCATTGGGTGAGCGTTTGGTCCCACTGCAAGAGTATGCAACTGCTATCCGCAGGGCTGAAATGTCCTTTGCCATGCAGTCATCGACTCCTCGTATTGGTGTCAATCCTGAGTTCTTGGATGCCGAAGAGATTCAGCGTGGCGTAAGTGCCATGTTCATTTTGGATCGCAAGTTTGATCCTACCAAGCACATCTTTGAATTCCAACCAATGCAAGGCAACTTGGGTTATGTGGAATCTGCCATGGCTCGTTTTGAATCTGACAAGATGGCCATGATTGGCATGACAAGTCCAAGCGACACCCTCAATCCTGAGGTAATGAAAGACGGAAACTCAGGCTTTAAGCTTCAGTTGGCCATGGGTCCTAATCAGTTGATTCAGGACGAAATGGTTAAAAACTGTGCAATTGGCTTGCGTGATGTTATCTACATTACATGGCGTACATTGGTTCAGTATTCTGACGATTACAACATTCAGCAGTTGGCGGCTACTTGCCTCAAAGGTGCGCCATTTTTGGATGCCCAATCGGTTGAAAACTTTGAGTTTATTGACCGCAAGATGATCAATATTGACCTGGCTTTGGGTTTCCTGTCTGAGGAAAACCGCCTGACGCGCCAGCAAATGATTTTGCAAGCTCAACAACAGTTTGCTCAAACCATGATGATGGTTCCACCTGAAGTGCCTGAAATGTTCATCAAGGTTCGTAGACCTTTTGAAGACACATTGCGGGTTTTGGGTGTCAAAGATGTGGATGCCTATTTGCCCACATTTGAAGAAGCAGTCAAGATTATTCAGGCACAAGCCGCCAAAGGCCCATCGCCAGAACAACAAGAAACAGCGTCTAAGGTTGCCTTGAACCAAGCCAAGGTTCAGGAAAGCGGATCAGTAACCGCTTTGAATATGAAAAAGGCTGAAGATATTGACATGGACAATTACTTTGAAGGTTTGGCAGCTAAGAGGGGTAAACTTAGTGCCGTAGAAATAGATTAAGGATTGCAATGAAAAGCTTGGTATCGAATATCCGTGATTATTTCAATCGCAGGACAAAAGTTATAGATAGTCATAAGGAGGCCAATGTAAATCGTAAGGCTCTGGTTATAGAGAATGGTGAGAGCGCAAAACGGCTCTTGAGAAATGATGATTTTGCATTGTTATTTAACCTGTATAGGTTTTACCTGCTAGAGATGTTAGAAGAAAGCAGGGACGATGTTAATCGTATTGATAATGCACAGCGTGTTGCCGGAGTCCGAGACTTCATTGAGTTTATTGAACGAACTGAATATCTCGGTAAGGTAGCCAACAA